ATTTTTTTTAAGGCTTCCGACATAGTCTGTGCCATCTTTGCTGATAAAAAACCACTTACCACATAGATTTCAAGCACAATGTTGACATAAAAATCAATCTGACTTCCGCCATCTTCTATGTATTTATCAAAGAGAGTCATTACATCATTCTCTTTAATACCATGCTGCCAACTCTTCATAGCATAATATACAATCGTAAGCATTGTTGTAAGTGATGGTACACCCATACCTGACTGTACATCTAATAAATCAAGACAGCTCTTTTTAAGTCTCTGTTCAAGTGCTACTACATCACTGGTCTTTAATTTTAATCTGTAAGTCTGACCATCTACAGTCCACTCACAGAAAGCTTTCTTCTGTGTCACTTCTCCCATGTTCTACTTCCTCCGTATTCTATGATGGATCTACTACTTCAATATCACTCTGTAAAGCTGTCTTAAGTGTAAATTCAACAACACCATTAACAGCACCAGATGATAATTTTACTGATACCATTGCATCAAAGTGAAATTTTGTACCATCCGGATAAGTTTCCTCGAATGATACTACTGTTTTATCTTTCTCAAACTCTCTAAATACTCTATATGGTGATGTGGCTGATGAATTCTCATATTTGAACTTATATTCCATATCGCCCGGGTCACCAATACCGAATTCATAATGTTTTACAGAGTCTGCAAGTGTTGTATTCTCCACTTTTTCAGGTTCATTACCCATCTCCGGTACTTCTTTTAGACCTGTTGCAATGGTATATGAAGTTCCTGTTGTCTTATAACCTAATGTAATTCCGTTTGCTAACATATATCTATTACTCCTTTCTCTATGCGTGATTTACAAAGAACGTGCTAACATCTATTATCCCCTCGTATCTCATCTGTTTATGCTTTAGTCCGCTTGGGTCTTCAACGTCTGTACACTGTGTTCTCTTAAGTCCTAACTGTGACACGCAGTTATCAAGCTGTACTGCCATATCACTCGTTGTTGTATTGTTCCATATATCAAATCTGAATCTTACATATGCGCTCTGTTCTTCACTGTCTGTATATTCATAGACTTTGTTTTCTTCCTCACAATATTGTATTGCCGGAAGTGTTCCCCAATCTCTCGGATAAGAATCGCCCACATTGTCAGTCAAATCTTTTATTACTGTATATACTTGGTCTTTTACATTTATCATAATCTCTCGATTTCCTTTCTTATGTTGTTCATAATTATATTTCCTGCTACTTTTTTATTATTCTTAAGTGCAGGATACATAAAAGGCTGTGCAGGTTGACCTTCTGTATATACAAATTCCTTTTCGCCTATCTGTATAACTTTGAAATGATACTTTTCAATGTCTGTCTGTGAAAATTCTGATGCCGGAATATACCACCCTGATGTCACATAAGACGGATTAACTTCCGGTGATATTCCATCATGGTCTGCAAGTCCTACAGGACCTGTACCAAATTCAACATACTTGGCATATTCCTTATTGGTGTATATTGTTCCTATTATTCGTCCGTCAAGTGTTCTTACACTTGATTTGATGGACTGTCTTAATTCACCATGATTAACAGGACATAGAAGAACTGCTTCGGCTCTTACTCGCTCTGCTGCTTTCCACACACCTTGTTTAAGTGCCACATTTGACTGTTTTTCAAGATTATTAAGTTTTGCCATAAGCCTATCCATGTTCTGTATCTCTTCACTCATAGTCTCTCAAGCTCCATTACTCTATAATTACGATATTCCTTAATAGAAACTACCTTATAATCTGCCACATCAGATATTGCTACTGCATCACCTTCTGATATATCCACACTGCCCGAATATATCATCTCAAGCATATATTTAAGTTTCTCGCCATACATTGTGGCTTCAATCTGTCCGCTTACAGGATGTATATCTGCTCTAATGTCTGAATGATATTCATAATCTACAACTCTGTTACCTTCGTTGTCTTTGGTTACTGTTCTCTTATAAAAACCATAACTTTTTAACTGATTATTTCTCAAACGCATATCCGGCCACCTTTACAAGTCGGTTATTATTCATTGCTTTTCTTATGCTGTCTGGTATCTCATCAAATGAAGAAGATATTCCTCCCTCACTTCTTGATGTCTCTCCCTCTGTTCCAAGTCTGTTATAAGCAATAACCGCCCAATCAATCTTAACTTGTTCAAGCATAGCAGTGAGATAACTTCTGTTAGTATATGCAAGTATTCTGTTCTCTGCCTGTTCAAGTAAAAGGGCAAGGACGTCAGTATCATCCTCGCCCGTAAGTCTCTGTAACTTCTCTATATCAGTCATTCTTAGACTTCTTGGTTGTTGAAGCAGTCTTTACAACCACTTCAACATATCCTTCCTGTTCCAATGTCGCTTTATCGTCCTCACTGTCAACAATTCGCTCTACATTGTCCTTTTTAAGTAAATAAGGCATATTCTTCTATACCTCCAATCAACCTTTTGCATCCTTGATATTAACGAATACAGAACCAATCTTATTATCAAGTATCCACATATCATGATATCTTCTGTAATTCATCTTCCATGCATCAGCATCCTGATTCTGGTCTGGTGAGAAGATTTTTAACTTGTCCTGTTTTGTAAGTGCAATAGGACTTCTTCTTGCAGCAATGATAAAGTTAATATCTTTACCTGTTGTACCTTTTACATAACCGCCAGCTGTCTGTGATGATGATTTACCATCATATAATGTAATTGCTGTATACATTCTGTTATCAGGTGTTGCGATAAGTGGTATTCCATCAATAGCCGGTACAGTTGTATCAATACCACCTTTTGAGAATGTTACACTCTGAATCTTACCTGCTAACTCTAATTCAAGTTCAAGTAAGAAAGATGGTCTTACATGTGCTACAAGTTCTGTATTAAAGCCCATGCCTCTGATTGCCGCTACACCTTCTTTGAATTTTCTAAGTGCTGATGTTCCTGTTGCTCCAGGTGCATAACCATATTCAATCATACCTGCTTTATTCGCTGTAATTACTTCTGTTGCAAGTTTTGAGATACGATATGCATCAATTTCAGGAATAACATATTCTTTCTGAAACTGTGACATTACGGATGCACTTGTTGCAATAAAGTTAGTCTCATCAACATCCATTGAATCAAGCTGGAACTTACGACCTCTATCCTGTGTCATTCTTCGTGTCTCGTATTCTAATGTTACTCCACCCTGTAGATATCCACTATCTCTGTCATAGTTGCCAAGTCCCTGTAAAGACATCTTAGGAATCTTAACTTCTGCACCACCTGTATAGATTACCTGTCCTGCATTGGCATCCATCCAGCCTGTTGTCATTTCCTGTACAGCAACTTCATCAAGTGTCTTCTGAAAAAGTGTTGCTGTTGCTAATGTATTAATTGCCATTAATTACTCCTTTCCTATGCGTTACGCATAATGTTCAATATTTTCTCTGCTTCACTTAACGTATCATTATCTTCTGCTTTTCGCATTGTAGAACCGCCTTTTAATTTGCTTTCTACTGCTTTTTCAACTGCTTTGTTGAATGCCTGTGTAAGTGTCTCTATTGATTTCTTACATGCTTCTGCATCTGTATAATTAAGTAGTTCTGCAAGTTCTGTTGATACACCTGCTTCACTAAGCTGTGCCTTTGCTGTTGACATCAGCTCTTTTCTGTTAAGTTCCTGTTCTTTTGCTTGCAGTTCTTTTTCTTTTTTGCTAAGTTGGTACTGCGCTTTCTCGTCTTTGGTCATCTTGCTAAGTTTTTCAGCTTCACTAAGTTTCTCATCTGTCATGCTTTCCCATTTTGCTTTTGCTGTGTTTAATGCTTTTGCAACTTTTCTGTCAAACTCTGCCTGATAATCTTTATTACCTGCAAGCATATCATCAAATGTTAAATGCTTATCATCAGCTATGTTCTGCTCATTCTTTTCATTAACATCTGTCTGTGTTACATCTGTCTCATCATCCATGTATCTGCTACTCCTTTCGTGTTTATACTAATATCATAATCTATTGAAAAGTGTTTGTACTGCCAACTTTCACCAAAAACAACAATAGACCACACTTTTTTGATGTGGTCTATTATCTTTATATATATACTATTATTAAGAGGTGATACATCTATAATACAGCACGTTTTTGCAATAACTCAACTATCCACTTGCGCCCTTTTTCAGTCCATTTAAGAGTTGGTAAACTGCCTTCTATGTTACAACTCTGATAATCTGCATATCCTTCTTCTATGAGCCATTCGTATTTGGAATACGGACACCAAATACCCGACTGACTCTTATATATAATTCCTTTATCATGCAGATATCTATTTAACATAATTGCACTTGTAAAGCCTAAATCCTTAGCGATAATCGTGGTTGAGATAAGTTTCTTCTTGTTAAGTACTTCATCATGGTAATCTGCTTTTGGCTTCATCTCTTCAATCTGTAAAGTCTGTTCTTCGATAACTTTTTGTGCTTCAAGGACTGCAAGGGCAAGTAGTTCTTTGCCTTGTAATGTTTCTTTCTTCTGAATTGAATATGTTCCGGTCTTTCTGATTGTTGGAAGGACTTCTGATGTTACCCAATCAGTGAATTTCTCTGCACTAGGTTTTCTACTTTGAAAGATTGTCTTGTAAAGATTAGATTCATTAATAAAGATTGCTCTTTGTGTTCTCCCTAAATTATCTATGACCTCGGTAGTAGCGACCCCATCTTTTTTCAGTCTTGACTTGACATCTGTAACATGGGTTATCCCCAATGCCATACATACATCTGCTAAACAGAACCAAGGCTCATTGTTCACCTTTGTTGTTCTGATTGTTTAAACTTCCTCGCTGTGCAATTGTTAAAAATAGTCACTTCGTTCATCTTTGCTCTCTCCCTTTGTGTTATAAATATATTATAATCCATCAAAATGTGTTTGTACTGCCAACATAGTGCTTTTGAGCAAAAAAATACCACCAAGCCATTTCTGACTGGTGGTATTTTAGTATTTATACTAGTTTTTAAATTTTATAAGCTTAGTTCAAATTCTTCCTGTTCATCTGCTAATCTTCTTGCTTCTACTAACGCTGCTTTTATCTCTTCTGGTGCATCTTCTGGCAATTCATGTTTTTCATTTAAATATGGTATAACTTTTTTTAATAACACTTTTTCCTCTGGCGAAATAGGTATAGTCATTATCAATCACTCCCCTTTAATAATTTTTGTGTCCTATACTCTGTCCATGTTTCATCATATTTTTTCTCTGTATATTTTCCCGTTGCATATTCGCTAATACCAAATACATCATACCCTTGTTTTTCTAATTTATCAAGTTGTTTCTTACTTTTCTTTCGTAAATCCGATAAATATTGTTTTTGATTGCCTAATGTATTATGCTTTTGATACTCTTGTGCATCCTTCCAATGAATAAGTTCATGCACATACGTACTCATTGGATTGTTTGGACAAGTCATTTCTCTTTGTAACTCAATTAATTTATCGGTATTCAATATTCCAGAATTAATATACAAAATATTTTCTGTTGCTTTATATGTACAAACTGCATGAGCTTGCATCTCCTCTGGTGACACGATTACGCACTTAGGCAAGTCACCCTCTTCACCTACAAGTTTTAATGCTTTGTTTAATAACATTTCTGTATCATGCATTTGTCTAGGCTTAACTTTTACACTTTCTGATATTACTATTTCGCCCTTATAGGTTGAGTTTTCTATATTTCTTACTACTATTCTCTTCTTACCTCGTATAATGTCAGTGGTATTCTCACTTCTTTGTATCGGTCTGTACTCTTGCGCATCATTCATATCTTTCAATGACACAACAAACTTATCTTCCCACTCTTTATAAGTCATATTCGCAGGAACTTTTTCTTTCCCCGCTCGTCTGTCGAGTGTCTTTAGTGTATCATCATCTATATTTGCAATCGTTACAGACCTACACCAAGGATGCATTGGAGGAAAGTTTACCCCAACCTGCGCATCTGTTGTTTTAAATACTTTCCCATCAAGCTCCTTGCATACTTCTGATGTCTTCAAATCCAAGGTTGCTACAAACCTGTAATATTCTATTCCACCGTTCTTATATGCTTCTGTGTCCATCTGATTGTATATATATGCTGATTCAGTTCTTACAAGTCTTCTTGCTGTGTTTGCTCCAACTGCAAACTTGTTAAGGAATATCTTCATTGTCTCGCTCTCGGTTCTTCCCATAAGAACACTTGTAAGCAGTTCTGTCTTTAAGTCTCCGGCTAGTGTTGTTGTATTATTCCATATTCGCTTAGAATAATTAGCCCCACTCCATTTACTCTTTAACAGTTTGCTTACTGTCTCTGGTGGCAATGTTGATACTCTATAACCGTATCCTGTCTGTTGCTGTAAAGTATATGTGTTCTTAAGAAAGCTGTCGTTAGCTGCTTTTTTATAATGCTCTGTAGACACTGCAAGCTCGTTATTATATACAAGCTTCATGACAGTGTCGACTTCTGCCATTGTGTCTTTAAGTGCATTAATACGATACCAGTATGACGGTGAATCCATCATCATACTTAATTCCTTTATATCTATGTTATCGCCATGTAGACGTAATTCTTTTATCAGCTCGTCAACATCATTCTTGTTGTTGAGCCTTTCTAATATGTCAAGTGCCTGCTCTCTACTCATTCTATACTTAAATGCGAACCTGTCAAGCACATTATTCATCTTCTTCTCTATCTCAAGATATGCCCTGTGGTATAACTTTCCTATCCTGTCTGCTGTCTTGTCTGCGCTTTCCATCTGATGATATATAAGCCATTCTTTTCTGTTCTCCCAATATTTACTACTCTTTGTCTTCTCCAACTGCTACATCTCCCTCTGTTGGCTTATCGTTAGCTGTCTGTCCGAATATCTTCTGCTGCTCTTCAATTCCATCTTGTTTCTCTTCTTCAAGTTCTTCAATCTCATTGTCTACATCTTCTACGAATGGAAGTAATGTTAATAATGTCTTCTGGCTTACTGTTCCCTTTAAATTGCCAACTATCTGTGCAAGCTCTAACAGGTTCTTAGGAAGTGACCTTGAAAATACAGGTATTATACTTGTAGCTTCAACACTTATATTCTTAAGTCCAAGGAAGTTACAGAATAATTTTATCCTCTTTCTTAATCCTTTTCTGTAATATCTCTCTTTTGTCTTGGTTATCATCTCAAGACCTAATAATTTATATTCCATTGCAACACCAGAGCTGTTACCTGCGAAGTTCTCATCTGTAAGATTTGGTACATGTGAAAAAGTATATATATCTTCCTTAAGTGCTTTTCTTAACACTTCTGCGCCATTTTCATCCATCTGTCTTGTAAGATATTCTGCTTTGGCATCTTCCGGAAGTTCCAACAGCTTCATCTGTCTTAATCTCTTAGCCGCCTGTGTTCCCTCGTCACCATCTCCAAGGCTCACACCATACAGCGCTAGGATTGCATCAATGAATTGCTCTTTATCATTTACTCTGTCGCTTGTGAGCTTATTATATGCATCAATAAGTGGTATCTGCTGTTCAAAATCTCCTATCTGGTATTTATTATTGTCATATACGATTACAGGAACTTCACCAAAATTATGTACTATCGGCTGTTCTATCGTTTCTTGTACAAGTGTTGTGCTGTTCTCTATTACAAGTCTGTACAGATAATGTTCTGTCATAATGTAAGCTACATAGCAGTATTTATCATATATATCATCTTTAATCAGGTAGTAATAGCAGGCAAACAGTTCTTTTTCTTCAATCGAACTGTCAACCACCATGAAAGTATGCTCCGGTTCAAGCGATTTAGTTCTAAGTGTTGTTGTTCCGTCTTCTACATAGACATATTCATAAGCCACACCATACACGCTCATATTAAGCGCATTATCTGAATCGGTATCATCTACCTGTGCATCATCAAAAGCTACTAAAAGAGGCTCTAAGTCTGCGTCAGCGGTATTCTTATAACTGATTGCGCTACCCATAAAATACCCTGTTGCTGTGTCTGTAATCTCTTTTGCATGATTGCATACTACTTTATTGTTTGGTACTCCAGCTGTCATTGTTCTTTCTTTTATGCTGTGTTCTCCAAGATAGTATCGCATATTGGTATTAAGTTTCTCTGACATTGCTTCATGCTTGCCTATAAGCCTTAATATTATATTCTTGTCTATCATTAATTCATCAAAGTTCTCTTTTGGATATGTTAATTTGTACATGTATACTCCTTTCTGCTATAATCCTGGGAAGTTTGCCTTATTGCCTATCTTAACTGTCCTTGTTGCAAGTATTGTTGTCACAAAATACCTCATTGCATCCATCGCATGGTCAAAATCTTTAACTGGCTTATCTTCTCCCTGTAATGATGCCTTTTCATCCCACACATACGATGCAAATTCTTTAATTGTATTCTCACATTTAATATTTATCTTTATTTTGTTCTCATTAAGCGCATTTCCTGTATATCTGATGCCGTTAAGTACATCATTCTTTGCTTTTATCACATTAAAATTGTTCTTCCTAAGTGCTGCTATAAATGATGCTGCACTTGGGTCAACTATAATTGCTTTTATTGATATTCCTGTAAGAAATTCTTTAAGGTCCTCAATATACTCGTTATCTGTCTTCTGTATCTTGTTTTCACGTCCAGAGTAATAATATTCCCTTGTGCAATAATGAACTCCGTCTATGCCCTTTTCCCACAGTAAAAACACTGTTGCATTTTGCGTACCATAGTCGCATGACACATATTTGTTAAATGGTGTAATCTCTGGCATTGTCTCAAACGTATGCTTTGCTTTGTCAAACATATCATATATGACACCCTCTGCCATTGCCCACAGACCCAATATATAACGTTTATAGAACACTCCTGTATACATTGCCCTGTACCTTGCTTTAATGTCTTCTGCAAGGCTTAGATTATCATCCATTGTAAAATGCAGATATATAAGATTCTTATCATCTGTCTTATCTATCCACTCTTTTTTAAACCAATGTTCAGGTCCATCCGGATTACAGTTGAACCAAAACTTACTACCTTCAACAGAACAACGTCCTGTTGCTTGATTAACAAATGACTGTGGCATAAGTGCAACTTCATCAAAGAACATTCCAGCAAGCGTTATACCCTGTATCAAGTCCTGTGACCTCTCATCTTTGCCACCGAATATATAAAAATAATTAATTGTATTGCCTCTTGCCACTATAACAAGATTATCTGCTCTGTTATCTGTTATCTTGTATCCTCGTGACTTTAACATGAGCTTTAACCAGAACAATACATTTCTTCTAAATGACCCTATTGTCTTTCCTGCCATACCGAAGTTCTGTCCATTGTATTTAGTCATTGCCCACATAACGTATGATAATGACATTGATACAGTCTTACCGCTTCTGATTGCTCCATCTGCTATTATTCCATCTTTTTTGCTTACTGGTGAACTGTCGCACCACCAATTCAATACTTTGCGCTGTTTTCTCGAAAATGGTCTGAACTGAAATACCTGATTAATCTTCTTTTTCATCTTCCCAATCCTCGCCTGCTGATGCGTTTAATGCATCTATAAATCCGTCATCCGCTGTCTCTTCATCATCTTCTGTATCAAGTTTGGCTCTCATCACTGCTAATCTTGCTTTCTGTTCTTCTGTTGCTATGTTCAGATGGTCAGATAACCATTGCAATGCTTTCATTCTGTCAGCAAGCTTAATTCTAGCTTCACCTTTTACATTTGATATCTCTGTTATTAACGTTCCATCAATCTTGGTGCTGTCATTGAATGTAAGATAATTGCGTGTAATCTCTTCTCCTGTCTCTTCATCTCTACCTTTTTCACTTCCGAATGTCATATATTCGGTTACATCTGCAAATGCTATATCCATATACTTCTGGAAGATATCATCTTCTGTAAGCCATTCCCTATTAAGCCTGTTCTGTTTTAATCTCTCTATCTCTGCTTTTATGTTAGGATTCTTAATCAGCTTACCAGAGTTACCGCACGCACTTTCATAACTGCATCCATACGCTTTCTGATATGATTTTGTTGCATTGAAAGACTTCACATAGTAAACGCAAAAAAGTTTCTGTTTATCCGTCAAATTGCTGTTCTCTGATATGGTCCTTACTTCTTTTACTATCTTCTCTTCTTCTTTCTTTTTCTGCCATTCCTTATAAGGATTGTCCGAACGTTCGTCCCAATTCTGAACATGTTTCCATCTTCTTACTGTTCCATCCGGAACATTTAATTTTTTTGCTATGTCTACAAGCCTCTCGCCTTTCTGGTACAGTCTCTTTGCCTCCTGCATCTTCTCTGTTCTTTGCATATACTATCACCGCCTCTCTGCTATGCTGCCATTTCTTTGCCACTTACAACAATACCCCCAACATTCCAACATTGTTGAGGGTATTGCCGCTAATATTTATACTAAAAAGGAGGGTATTAAGAAAATAAACAAAAACAAGTAACAGTATCTTGTTTACAAGTTAATTATAATATACCGAAATGTGTTTGTACTGCCAACTTTTATCAAAAACACACTTTTTTATATCTTTTTTGAGCTAACTTGTTAATTATTAATCGTGCTTTCTTGCTTGTTATTGCTATAAAGTATACATAGTTTTCTATAACATTAATAAATACACTGTTTTCTTGCAACTTTCCTATATACTCTAAGTCCTCGCTCCTCTGCGAATATTTCAACTGCCATATCAAGCCATCTGTATATGCTTCTCTCTCCACATGGATAAGCAATGCTTAATCTTGACACATTTCTGCTGATTATTCCTTTCTTGTTGCACATGATGAAATCAGGATGCATATACACTTCTTTTACAGCTCGTTTAACGTTTCTGCCCTGTCTTAACACACTTAATCGCTTAAATGTATTAATTACTGCAATCACATCTCTCATCTCTGCTTCATGGTCTCTTTCAATCTGCTCCATCTTCTCCAATGTCTCATCTGATAGAGTATTTCTTACCGAGACAACTTGTCTCTTTGCTCTGTCTCTTATCGATTTTATGTATTCTTCTTCTGTTGGCTCTCCAATTATCGCATAATATCTAAATGCCTCAATTGCATAATTTCTTACAAAATTCATTATCTTCTCTCCCTTATGTGCATTATTGCCTGCTATATGTGTTCATTATCCGTCTACATGCTGTACATGCCTTATCCCATTCAGTAAGTAATGGCGCTGTATATTCTCTTGCCTCTGTCGTTATCTTTCTTATCTGCGTCATACTTAGCTTATACTTATCTGCAAGTTCTCTATTTGTCATTTTGTTAAACAAGTAATCTCTGCTGATATCCCACATTCTAAGTTGTGCATTACTGGTATCACAGTTTTCAACTTTTTCGGATACTATTGTATACTTTGTCAATTGCCCTTTTTTAGTCCTGCAAAGTATTGTTCTGAATCCTGCTACCCCTTGACTTATCTTTAACTGTTCTGCACATTGTGACGCATCCCCAAAAGCGACTATTTCATCATTTTTGTTCAGGTACACTGTGTAATATATCATTCTGCTTTCCCTCTCTCATTGACTTTGTTATTGTCTTCCATGCTGATTTTTTTAGATTCTTGTAACTGTTGTGTTGCTTAGATGCTCTTTTGCTCATTATCAATCTCCCTCCAATTCTTCCATAAGGTCACATATCTGCTCTTTGAAATCGTCAAGCTCACTTTTTAATTCTTCAACTTCTGCTTTAAGTTCTTCAATCTCTGCATCTTTATCATTAAAAATATCTCCTAAAGTATCTCCTAAAGTATACGCACCATAATAATCATAAAGCATGGCTATCACACTCTCAGGTGACTTAGTATCTGTGGCTTTTTTAATGGCCGGATAATAATATTTTTCTGATAACTCTTTTGCTTTTTGCTGATACCATACTGCTTTTTTTGCATCTTGCTCTATATCACCTTTATGTCCTGCACGATAGGCATATTTATACTCGTTGCAAGCACAAAAGCCCCATACAATCTGTGGTGGAAAACGTTCTTCCATCTCTACAATACATTCTTTTCTCCCAGGCACATTATAGTGCTCTGGGTGGTTAATCATTTCTTTACTCATCAATATCTACCGTCCTTATCATCAAATATAATTAATACTGCTGCTATTATTATCAAAATAGCTGTTACAACTGTTTTGGTCATCTTATCTCCTGTACTCTGTTCTTCATCATGTCATTATTATTCTTTGCGATAATGTCACGCACACTTTCTTCCGGGAAGTCTAACATGATGCTTTTCTCGTTTATCCTGCTTGTTATTCGCTCATCATATAAAAGTTCTTTTAACTCACAATTGGATGTATAGATTGTTACTTTGCTTAGAGCATAACGCTCATTGATTATGTGGTAAAATTCATTGTTTACCCACTCTGATATTTTTTCCTGTCCAAAATCATCAATTACAAGTATGTCTGTCTGTGTTAAGTCATTAAGAAGTGTGCTTTCACTTACATCACTGTCTCTTCTCTGCCATGATGCTTTTATCTCATTAAGGATTGATATTGCTGTTGCAAATTTAACTTTGTATCCTTGCTTTAACAGTTCATTTGCTATCGAAACTGCTAATCTTGTCTTACCAGAGCCTTTTGTATGTGAATAGATATATAACCCTAATCCGTCTGCTTTAAATTCTTCAAACTCATCTATGTAGCATCTTACAGTCTTTAATATATTAGTTATCTGTAATCTGCTGTACTGCTCATATACATCTGTTCTGAATTTATCAAGTGTAATATTACTAAAATGTACAGGAATATCTGCAAAAGCTTGTCTACGTTCTTGTATCCTTAACTGTCTGCAACTACACTCTTTTGCCGAATCGGTTACAGGATTATATATAAACTCCATATCCTTACACAACTCACATTTGTACTTTTTCACTTCCATCTGGGTTGTATTTCGTGTTGTAGTGCTGTGCATACGCTTCAAACCAATCAGGTAATCCGTTATATGCTTCGATTGATGTTTCTCTAAGCGAGTCGAGTGTTTCTCCTTTGTCAATGAGTCTATCGAGTTTTTCAAACTCAATTCCATCACATTGCTGTTGTTCATGTTCCTGTACCTCCTCTTTTTGTTGTTCCTTGGCATTTTGCACTTTGGAATTACTGCTCTTGTAACTGTTGTAATTACCATCAAGCACTTTTGCCATATTTGCATCAGCAATTAACCAGTCGAATGTTGCTGACCAATTTCTACTGTTAGCACCTTTTAAGAAATCATTATGTTCTGCTGTCTCAAATAGCTGTCTAAAATCATCAAGTGTATACTTCTTAAGTCTTGCATTAATAGCTTTCTTCCTTGCTTCTGAAAGTCTTACTACTTGTGGATATGAGATACAGATATCATTGTAAAGATTAACAATATCATCTGGTGATGGTTTTGAGTTCCTTGAAGTACCAACTCTGTTGGTACAAACTACTTCTCTATTCTCTTTATCTCTATTCTCTAACTCTATATCTATCTCTAACTCTTTCTCTATCTCTTTCTCTATCTCTTTCTCTTCGTTACATGGTCGAACAGTTTTGTTACACTCCGTTACAGGTGCGTTACTTGACGTTACATCAGTGTTACATTGTAACGCTTTTTTCTGTCTATTTCTTAAATTGCGTACTCGTTCAGCACTATAACACTCGTTACCTGTTAATTCTACGCATTTTGCAAGTACAAATTCTTCTTCATTTATCTGTTCCAGCAAGCCATAAGACATCAAGAACTGTATTGTTACTTTAACATTTTCCTCGTCTTCATCTATATCAAGTGCCAACTCACTGGCAAAATCACTTTCAATTCCCTCATAATATAATTTTCCATCATCTCTTAGTGATTTCAAAAGCATCTTAAGATAGATAACTGTATATGTGTCTCCTCCTGCTATTCTTCTAAGTTTTTTTATTGTCTTGTCTCCAAAGAAATCTTCCTTAAGTTTTAACCAATAATATCTTTTGTTATTATCTGCCAATTCCATTTACCTCTCTCTCATGTGTTATAACTACATTTTAGTACTACCACCCCCGTTTTGTACTGCCATCTTTCTTCTTTTTGAACTTTCATACTTGGTACAGTTGTTGTAGTCGCATCCTCTCGCTTTGCCTGTGAGTGCCATGTAATTGCACATTGTCTGATTCTTGCTGCCTGCTTCAAAATATGCATATTTACAAGTCCTGCATTTTCTTGGGAGTAGATATGTGTCTTTATTAATTAACACTTTCATATATCCTTGTTCTGCTTTCTTCTTACCTGCCATCTCTTAACTCTCCTAAATCTCGTGAATTCTGATATTATGAATCTTCAACATAAGTTTGCGCTTGATTATATATGCATCTGTTCTGAAGCCTTTTGTATCTTCAACAACATATTTGCCTAGCTGATTGTCAAAATAGACAAAATCAGCTATATAGGCACATTCTTTTTCAAGTACCACTCCTCTTTTTATTCCACCTCGTGGTCCTGTTATGTCTGGCATTCTCTGTTGTGGGATAAGCACATATTTGACTTGTCTTCTAAGTTCGCTTATCTCTCCAGCTTTCTGCATTATTACAAGCTCGCTGTATCTCTTCGCCTCTTTCTTGCTGTCAAATGTAATTCCATCAATCTCAACCTTTTTATTGTTGTATTTACTCTTCTTGTACATTCTGTGTCACCCCGCTGTTATTAATTCTAGTTGAATGGAAGTCCTTCATCTTCCACACCATCAGGTATATTAATAAAACCATCTGCATCTGCCTGTGCTGGTGTTGGTCTTCCTTGCGGTTCTCCTGTACTCGCTGATTTGCTCTCTGCAAATTCGCATTCTTCAATAACAACATCTGTTGTATAGACTTTCTGATTGTCCTTGTTGGTGTAACTGCCTGTCTGAATTCTTCCAGCAACTAAAATCTTAGTTCCCTGATGCAGATATTTTTCTGCAAACTCTGCTATCTTGCCGAATGATACACAATTTATAAAGTCTGCTGCCTGCTCTCCATCTCTCTTAAATCTTCTGTTTACTGCTAATGTATATCTTGCAATCGCCATTGCATTGTCTCCCTGTGAATAACGAATCTCTGGTTCTCTTGTTAATCTTCCCATTAAAATTACTTTGTTCATTCTGTGTCTTCCTTTCTTCTCTGCATAGGTCTGTAGTTTTGTGTAGTCCTCGTACAGACCTTTTTATGTGTTGTGTGGTTAAATTATCATCTAATTAGAAAAATCTGCTTACAGGGCAATTCTGACAGCGTATACACACTTTGTCTTTTTCCATTGCCTTAGCTGCTTCTTTTGAATATTTGCAATAATTAATACAGAATTCTGTACAAAAATCTTCCAACTGCTGTATTATTGTTCTCTTTGGCTGTTCTATCTCTGTTTCTACTGTTATGTTCTCCATCTTATCTATCCTCCAAATTACTGCCTGTACAGAATCATCTCTGTACAGGACTTTATTATTAATTAACTAAATAATGCTGCTCTTGCATCCTGTGTTGGTGCCATCTCCGGATAATCTGTTATATTCATCTGCCCTGGAATATCATCTGTGGGCTGTGTCTGTGCAGGCTGTTCAATTATATTCTCATCTTCATTATCAACATAGTTCTTAGTTCCATCTGCGTTGATTACTGCCATATCTGCGTCTATAGCTGTCTGCATATCTATGCTCATTATTCCCCACTTGCTTATTAACTGTCTTAACATTGTCTTATATGCCATTCCGTCAAAATCTTTCTCCCAGAATGTATATCCTTTCTTCGCTCTGTATCCCATTGAATACTTCATTGCATGAGCTTCCATCTTCTTCTTGCTCCAATAGATTGCCTTTTTGAATCCGTTTGTATACTCAAACATAGCATAATATCCGACTGTTTCAGCCTGTTCCCTTGCCTCTTCATCTTCAATAAGTTTTACTTCAATCTCTTCATTCAGTGGGTCAAATCTGATAAGCTCTCCCTCTTTAATTGCAAGTACATTAAGTTTCTTGTACTGTCCTGAACGAATAGCAAGTTGTATGTACCCTTTATACCCAAGCTGGAACTGTGCAACTTTTCCTTTTTCTCTGTCATTAAAAGGAACTAAGTAATACTGTCCTAACTGTGGAGATGGTGATAAGTTAAGGGATTCACCGAGTAATGCTCCCGATAATATTGACTGATTAGTACACTGCTGTAACTGACTGTTTGCATTAACAGCTGATACAATGGATGATATAAATCTTGGTCCATTCTTACCACCAACGATACTATTAATCTGATTCTTAACTGCATCATTGGATAGATATGTTGTAATTCCTAATTTCTGATTTGCTTTCTGATTGGTTAAACTGTTCTTTACCATATTCTTTCACCTGTACCTTTCTTATATTGCCTTAAATTCTATATTTCTGCTGTTAAAGAAGTCTTTTAATGCGTATGCATCTTCTGTTGTTAACAGTGCGCTGAATGATACCCATGTCTTTTCATTAACGCTATTATCAGTACTTTCAATAACTTGCTTTGGTTCTTCAACCTCAACAATATCCGGTGTCTGATATTCCTGCTTAACTTCCTGTTCAGCTATTCTTCTTGCTTCTTCCTCTGCTCTTCTTGCTCTCTCTTCTCTTTCGATTCTCTGTCTTTCAAGTTCTGCTTCTCGCTCTGCTTTCGCTTTAGCTATCTGTGACATTCTCTGTGCCTCATATAAGGCTTTATTAACATCAAGTGTTGACTTATATACCTCTGTTGCTTCAAAGCCAAATTCTGACAGATTAGACAGTGTAGCAATGTCCTGTTTGAACTTCTCAACTGCTGCTGTCATAGTGTCCTGTATGCTTTTCATTGATGTTGATGCATTAAGCCACTTTGAATCGTATATTTTTTCAAGAGTAAGCTCACTTGGATGATCCAATTCTTCCCACATCACTTTTATTGCATCATATTTATCCTGTTTCTTCTTGTCTTCAAACTCTTTTACCTGCTTATCAATAACTGCCACAGGTTTGTCAATGATACGAATAATCTCATTAATCTTGCTCTTAAAATCGTTGAATGGTTCTAAATATTCCTTTTCAAGTCTTATTCTCTCGTCATTAAGAGTCTTTTTTAACTTGTTAAGTTTTGCCTTGTCGGCTTTGGCATCTTTAATCTGGTCATCTGTATATACCAGTGTTTCATACATCTTTGTCTTCTCTGTAATCTCTGCCTTTAATTCCTCATAGTTAAATAAAATGCTTTCTGGTCTCTGATACTCTCTTACTAATAATTCCATGTGATAATCTCCTTTTTTCTATGTATTTTTTCTATATTGCTGGAAGTAGTAGAGCTGGTTGTATATGCTCTGTCACATTCTTCCAGAACTTCTTTTCTTCATGTTCAAGATATTTAATATCTTCTTCAACATCTGCTCGCTCAATCTTATAATGCTTAGTCTGTAGATAGACATCTTCACCATAATCAAACTTAAGCTGCGCTTTTAATATTACAAATTCAAATTCTGTAACCATCAGATAATGAAGAACTTGAATGTAATAGTTATCAGGTATCCTATTCTTCCACTTCAATGTCTGCGTTGAATTGGTTATATTGGTTGTCTTACATTCCCATATTCCCATTCTTCCCTGTTTATCTCTTAACCAGCCATCAAGTGATGCATGTGCCCAAGGATATCTGTCGTTCAGGAACATATTGTTCTCTTCATAGAAAACTTCATATTCTGGATAATCTAACTTGAAAAGTTCTCTAAGATACTGCTCTGCCTCTGTTCCATACTTAACATAAGGCTTGTCTGATATATCTTCTGGTTGTATCTGGCCGGTCTTAATTCGATACAGGTCTATGTTACTTCTGTATGGATTAAGTCCAACTATTGATGCAGCATCACTTCCACCAATTCTATCTCTGTGCTCTAGCCACGATTCTCTGTTCGGGAGTATAATCTTGTGTAACACGTTCTATCACCTCTTCTTTAAAGTCATTCCATATCTCTTCCCACTTGTCAGTGTCATTGTAGATTGTCTTAAGTTCTTCAACTGTCTTTCTCTGTGTCTGCTCTTTCATCCTCTTTTTCCCCCTGTAATCTTCATGCTATAATTCTTCGTGTATCTCACAGTTAAGCATACTTATTAAACTCTCTATTGTTCTTAAGTGGTTCTCTATAAGTACCTGAAATGATTCCTCTGTTTTCATCTTCATTGCTAATTCAAGTGTGTTAAGGTTCTCAACCTTGTAACTGTTCAGTAAGTAAACAAGCTGTAATTTCTGTGTTCTGTTCATTGTGTCAGTTCCTCCTAATATTCCTCTCTGAATGCGTATGTAATTATTCCGTTCTCAATGATGAATTCAAATCCTCTTTCATAAAGCACCATTATGTTTTCAAGTGTTGCATTTTTACTTATCAGTAGTTTTGTCATAGTAAAGACTTCCTTTCTCTTCGATTACACGTCTTGCAAATCTCGCAACTGCATCTTCTATTATCTTGTGTCTTCTCTCATATTCTTCCGGAGTAAGTACCGGCTGAAATACTCTTACTTTGCATATACTGTGTTCATTCTCGTTTATGAATGTATGTGTTAATTTCATCTCATCCTGTTTTGGTTGTAATTTGGTGGCTTTGCTCATAGTTAACACCTCCTGTTAAATCTATGCTTCTGCTGATTGTCTACATTCTTGTGTACATAAGAATTTATTAATGAAATACTGCTGCCCTCTACCAGTAACTTTTACAGTCTTTGAAATTCTTGTACTTCCGTCTGAATGTGCTATAACTGTTTCTTTTATCTTGAATAATTTCATCTTAACAGCTCTCTGCGTTGGCATATTCCAATCAGAACCTTTTCTTTTAATAAGATATCCATTCTCTCTTAACCATTGGAAAAGCCTTTTTTGTCCGATATCTACACCATTTTGGCATATCAACTTAGCTAAATCTCCGATTAATATAGAACTGCTACTTGCTGATACTGCATCTGCAAATACTACTTTTGACTTTTGCTGTTCAATAATCTGTTCTGCCTGCTTTCTTGCTTCTTGTTCTTCCTTTAGCTGTGTTGCTAATTGTATTAAGAAATCAGGTGAGGTTAATGCTTTCTCAATGGTCTGCTCTGTCATATATGCACCATTTTTTCTAATTGTTGGAAGAACTTCACTTGTTACCCAGTGCTTAAACTTCTTAGCTGACTCTAACTTACTTCCGAAGATTAAAGCATAAAGACCTGACTCATTGATGATAGTCATATTCTGTTTACCTCCAGGGGTTACCATTTCGGTAGTACCTTTATCTTCATCATCAACATGGCGGTTGATATCTCGAGTACCGTTTTGGTATCCGAGGATATCAGTTATATCTTTTCCCACGAACCAAGGCTCGTTATTTGCCATTACTGTTCTTATTGTTCCAAATTCTGTACTCTTAAAAATCTGTAAATTGTTCATATTTCATTTTCTCCTTTCATACTCCTATTATGGGAGTTTTGCGTAAAACATTTTCTCTCCGTATGGATTTTCTTGTTTCACATACATTATGGTAGAAAAAATTTAAAAAACTTGTCTCCGTATAGCGGTTAAAATTCTTAATTAAATCCTCCTAATATTCAACATTAATCTACTTACGCTACTATTATGAGAGAAAACCTCAAATAATTTCATCAACCATTTAAATAGGACGTTCCATTTTGGAACAACCTAACTATTTAACTTTCTATTTCGGTTAAACCGAAGTCTAAAGGTAAAAAAATAAGCCTGTTATAAGGCACACCATATAAGTGTTCTATCTTCTTTAAAATTGGTATATCCGGATAACTTTTACCTCTTTCATAATTGCTTAAAGTATCTGCGCTAATTCCTAGATATTTAGCAGCTTCAATTTGCGTATATCCGCACAATTCTCTTGCTTGTTTTAATGTAGTTCTCATTGTTTCGGGTATCTTATTAATCGTTCTCATGTATCAACCTTTCTCCCCGTATCGCCGATAGGACAGCTCTTTCTTATCCGAACAGTAACAAGTAAAGACCTACTACTGTACAAATAAGAATTACAATCGCCAAAATTAACTTAATCAATTCATAAATTAACTTTTTCATATTGATTTATCAGTGAATCCATGATAAGGTAAAAGCGGGTTGGGGCTTTCGCCCCTCCCTCTAAAATAATGACTCTACTATCATTTTTATAACTGAGAGTAGAGTGCCTATTTCCAAGGCGAGCCAGATGAGTGCTGTTACCACTTTTCTGGCTTTTTTTATTTTCTTTATCATTTCATCCACCGTTTCTTCCTCCTTTCTCTTATGACTGTTTCCTTGTTACTCTCTTATTATACTTCGGTTTTACCGAAATGTCAACGGTTTTTTCTAATTTTTTTCTTAAAATATTGATTTTTTTACGGTTTTACCATATAATAAAGACATGGAGGTGGTCTAATGAGTGCTTTAGGCAATAAAGAAATAATGGCTAAAAACATTAAATACTATATGTCATTATCAAATGTATCTCAAACAGAATTATGTAATACTTTAGGTATTAAGATGCCAACTTTTTCTGATTGGATTCATGCGAAAACTTATCCTCGTATTGATAAGATTGAATTAATGGCGAACTACTTCGGCATAACCAAAGCCGACCTAGTAGAAGAACATACTAATAAAGACACAATAACAATTCAGAAAAACAGTTATGAGAATAAGTTAATCTCTGAAATTCAGAATTTAAATGATAATGGAAAGATTAAATTAATTGATACTGCTCGTGAAATGGCATGCAATCCATTGTATAACGATAATTATCTACAAGCTGTTGCAGCTCATGAGCGAACTGATATAGAAGTAACTGCAGATATGATTAAACATGATGATGATATCATGAATGATGATAATTTTTAACTTCCGATTAGGCAGGTGTTTTATATATGCACTATGAAGAGATGCTCATAGCTTCAGATAGAGAGAATCTAATCGTAAAAGAAAAAGATTTATATTCAAGTGATGGGCGCATTAATGGGAATAGGATTGCTATTCGTAAGAGTATTGATACTCAAATAGAAAAATCTTGTGTTCTTGCTGAAGAACTTGGACATTATTATACCACTACTGGTAACATTCTTGACCAGGGAAATATCTCTAATAGAAAGCAAGAGTACAGAGCAAGATTGTATGGTTATAATTTAAAGATTGGATTAAAAGGACTTATAAATGCTTTTGAACATGGTTGTAAGACTTCCAGTGAAGTTGCTGAATATCTTGATGTGACTGAAAAGTATCTGCATGATGCTATTTCATGTTATACTAAGAAGTTTGGTACATATACCACTTTCAATAACTACATCATTTACTTTTGCCCTTGCTTGGGGGTTATGAGGATGAAGTGATATTACTAAAATACAATACTTGAAAGGGAGTAATGATAATAAACGAATTAATAATACAACAATTATGTTATACAATTGGCTTAGGTTCTACAGAGCCTAAATTTGCAATCTTGAGTGATGGTTCACAAGCAGTTGTTAAATTAATAAACGGTCCACAAGGTAATTTAATTCTATTTAATGAATACTTGTGCTACAGATTAGCCTTATTATTGGATATTCCAATGCCAACATCTGGTATTTGCGTTATGAATAATCAAACTGAAATCCAAGATACTAGTGTTGATACTAGTAATTATGGCAAAGCCTTTTATTCTATGTATATGCCAAAAACAACTAAATTAGTTTCGAACATAATCAATAGAATAAGTAATAAAGAGGACTTCATAAAAATATTACTATTTGACCATATTATATTTAATAATGACCGCAATGCTGGCAATTTGCTTGTTAAGTTTTTAAAAAATGATATAACTTTACAAGTTATTGACCATACTCATGTTTTTATCAATCAAGCTATTTGGGATTCCAATTGCCTTGAACGCGCTATGGCTTCTAATGATTTGTTTAGTACACGAATTTTAGAAGAAAATAGCTACTTATATGATATGTTTTTTCAAAACATTAATGTAACCAAAGAAAACCTTACTGAAAAAAGTTTACTCTTTAAAAAGCGATTAAATTATGATACAATATCTAACATTATTGCATCAATACCTAAAGAATGGATGCCTTCAGCAAAAGATATTGAATCACTTACAAAATATATTATGTATCGTGTCGATAATATAGATGTCATAATATCTACAATTTTGAAGTATATTAAAGGTTAAAGGAGGGATATATTGTGTATCACATTCAATATAGTGCATTAAATTATTATACTTCACCAATATCAAATGAATGTTTATGTATTGGAATACTTTTTCATAATTTAACTACTGGAAAACGTGACTTCAAATATATTTCTAACTTTAAACGTTTTCATTCATTTGATGATGAAGCAGATGTTGATTTTGTCAAATTATATCTTAGGGGAATAAAGGATGAAGTTGAAGATTCTATATTTAATTGTAACAATAACTTCAATATTCATTCCTATATAAAATTTTATGCTAATGAATTTAGGTTTTCTAGCGTTAAAACATTAGATGTTTCTGAATCAGAAGACTATGTTAATGATTTAGCTCGCATATATTTAAGATATGATTTAGCCAAATCTCAAAGATTAAACAGCAACGAAGAAAAGAAACTTATACGAAGAGTTATAGAAGCCAATAATCTTACTTATTCAACCCAAAAGATTATCGGACCTTATGAAGATGAAATTGCTTTTGATTACCAAATCGGTAATCTATTTGTTAAATTTTTTTCATTTAAAGATAAAAACCTTAAGCGATTAATAGGAAATGCAAGACAATGGGCTTTTATAACAAATGAATTATCTGTTTCCAAAAAGAATATTTTATTTATATATGACTACGAATCAAATGACAAGCATAATCAAAATATAATTATAAAGATTTTGTCTGAAAATGCTACTGTACTGGCTTTAGACATGGGAATGGATTATATCTTAAAAAACTCTAATAAAGAAGAGGTAGCAGTACACTAAATCTGCTACCTCTTCTTTATTTTTATCTTATATCTGATTTATCTAATACTATCTTCTGTGCATCATCTACTTCAAAAGCTAAGGTACTTCCAGTAAATTCTGCTATTTTTATCAAATCCTCTGCTGAAAAACTACCCCTATTCAGTTTGTTTCGCATTGATTGTGGAGAAATACCAAAATATTCCGCTAATTCAATATTCTTTTTACCTTTAAGCGATAGTAATGCTTTTATCTTGCATGTAACAGCCATTTAAACACCTACTTTCTCTTTTCCGTACTCATAGATGATATCACTAGGCAAATCAATATAATCATTCCAATATACACAAGTTCTACTGCTATCAAGTCTAACATGTTCCCAAAGTTTTGGAATTGTTTGTAAATCACAGTATTCTGGAAGTTCTCTTATGTCTTCTTTCATATCATATTCTACAATTTTGCCATCATCAAATGTAACAAGTAAAATAAAATTATCCAATGGTTTTACTTCTCTTATTCGAATAATCATAATAATACCACCTTTCTTAATTCCACTTTTCAATATTTTCTATTATCCACTTTCTACCCTTTTCTGTCCATTTTAATGACGGAGTAGCATATTCACTGTCATAGCTCTGGTAGTCTGCATACCCACATTCTATTAGCCACTCATATTCTGCATAAGGATACCAAGTTCCTGATTTATCCTTGAATATAATTCTGTTTCTATGCAATATATTGTTCAACTTTACAGCACTTGTCAGACCTAAATCTTTTGCTATTACTGTTGTTGTAATAAGCCCCTCTTTATTAAGCACTGCATCGTGATAATCTGCCTTAGGCTTCATCTGCTCATTATCTGCTAATAATCGTTCATTTTTTTCTACCTGTTCAACCAACTGTAATAATGCTTCTTTGTATGTGGTTGGTAATCTATACTCGTTTAGTTGTTCTTCCATAGTATGGAACTTATTTATATAAAGTGCTGTAAACTCCGTTCCCTTAACACCTGTAAGTTTGTGTGCGATAAATTCACAGCCTTTTTTAGTTACGTTGTAGCAAGGAAGTGTTTTATTTTGACTATTTTTATATGTGCTCTCTGCAAAGAAATCTGACGGCTCAATTTTGAGCTCTCCTAATTCCTTTACATAAGAACGTACATCTCTCATTAAATTCTTATGCTCTTTTCCAACCATCTCTGCTACTTCTAAACTTGTAATTGTTGCTACCTGTCCATTCTCGTTTCTTAATGTAATTTCTCTCATATTTTTGTCCTCCAAAGTATTTTTTAAGTAATTCCCATACCTTTATAATAATCCATTGAAGTGTGTTTGTACTGCCAACTTGCATCAAAACGTACATTTTAGAGTTAGTGACATTATTCTTAAGAATAAAACAAAAAGGCAGTAGAACAACTACCACCTTTTATTGCTGTTTTGTAAATAAAGTTTGTAACTATACCCCTAATTTATCAATTAATGCTTCTTGCAATACTTGTGAGAAGTTAATACCGGCTTTTATGCCTGCTTCATTAAGCCATTCCGGTATTGTTAAGGTTTTCTTTACTGCCTTAGAATTATGTTTGCGTACATATGCATCCATGTCGACAGTAACAACTGCAATAATTCCATCTGGACATATTAAATCAGTTGTAATTACTGGTTCTACAATTGGTTGCCTACTCAAATATTCTTCTTCCAATGCTAACCCTAATGCTTCCTGTGCATAAGTATAAGCCTCTTCAAATGTATCGCCCTCTGTAATACACTCTGGTCTATCAGGAAATGTAACATAATATCCTCCTTCTTCGGCATTATGGAAAAATGCTGGAAAATGATATAGTTTCATGATATATACCTCCTAATTGTTATATATTGTAAAAGCCGTACTTACCACATAACTCTGCTATAGTCTATAAAGCACTAATATATCATTATACTTGCAAGTAATCTCTCAATGCTGTTTCTAATAATTGGGAGAAATTAACATTATTATTTTCTCCAAGTGCTTTTAACCAATAAGGTATTGTACAATTAGTTTTTACTCTTTGATTGTCAAGTTTGTTTTTAACAACATCAGGATAGATTGTTACTGGCATCACAAGACAATTATCTGGAACTTCCACACTATCTGATGCTTTAGGAATTTCTTCGTTATCCTGCTCCATTCCGTAAATGTGCAAACTTAAAGCCTCCTGTGCATATTTTTGTGCTTCACTTATATTAGAGCAACAGCTAATACAACCTTGAACATCTGGAAAATAGATTCCATATCCGCTTTTACTTGGCTCTAATATTGCTAGATAAGTTAGTTTTCTCATTATTTTGCTCCTTTCAATATTATAATAATTTATATTAAGAGTTTTTTGACAAGGGCTCTTAATTGAGCCCTGCCTGTTTTAAAATGCTTTTAAGTGTTCCTTGTGGAACATCTCCACCATGTACAGGTACTGTAACTTTCCCTTTTTTGGTTGAATGGATTAGTTGGTAATGTGAACCTGTGACTTTTTTTACATACCAACCATCTTTTTTTAACATTTTAAGCAGCTCTTTACTTGTCATCTTATCGCTCCTTTCAATTATATTATACGCCTATTTTATGCGTATGTCAAGTATATTTTCAATTATCTCAGTTATTTTTTCTTGTTTCGAACAAATTTTCGTTATATAATAGACTTATCAAATTCAAAAGGAGTGCTTTTCTATGATTACTTTTGACAACATAATTATATATTTAAGAAAATCTCGTTCTGATGACCCTAATCTATCTGTGAATGAAGTTTTGTTAAGGCATGAAGCTGATTTACAGGAATATTGTATGCGTGAATTCGGCAAGACTATGCCAGAAGAACGAATATACAGAGAAGTAGTTAGTGGTGAGACTATTAATGACCGTCCTGTTATGATTCAGATAATGCGATTACTTGAAACAGGTATTATTGATGCTGTACTGGTTGTAGAGCCACAGCGATTATCAAGAGGTGATATGCAAGACTGTGGAAGAATTATTAATACACTTAGGTATACTAATACACTTGTTATTACTCCACCAAAGACATACAATCTCAATGATGAATATGACAGGAAGTTTTTTGAGATGGAACTTACAAGAGGTAATGATTATCTTGAATATAATAAAAAGATTCTCAACAGAGGTCGTATCCGTTCTGTAAGAGAAGGTAACTTCATTGCATCAGTTCCACCATACGGATATAAGAAGATTAAAGTTGGGGAAGGGAAGAACAGTTATCATACTCTTAAGATTGTTCCTGATGAAGCCGAAGCCGTAAAGATTATGTTTCATCTATACATTAATAAGCATTATGGCTTTACCAATATCGCCAATTACTTAGATGCTCATGGGTATATACCACGCAAATCGGCTCATTGGTCACCTGCTGCTATAAGTGATATGATTGATAATCCTGTATATATGGGTAAGATACGTTGGAACTATCTTAAGACACGAAAAAAGATTGTTAATGGCGAGATTGTTAAGACCAGACCGATTAACAGGAATACAGAAGATGTTATTCTTGTTGATGGCAGACATGAAGCGATAATTGACGAAGATACATTTAATCAGGCATTAATAAGACGTGGTAACTCTCCAAGACTTAAAAAGGGTACTGAACTTCAAAATCCTTTTGCCGGTATTCTCTTCTGTGGTTCATGCAATAGGGCAATGTCTTTTAAACAATTTACCGACAGACGTTCAAGCACAGGACACATAAGTGAAAGTATGCTATGCAATAATCAGCGAATATGTCATACCAAGTCTGTAAGTTATTCTGATTTTATCAACAATGTTAAAGCCTCGCTTAAGACTTCTATACATGATTTTGAAGTTCTTCTTAATAACAATAATGACGATAAAGAACTTGAACGCAAACAGTACATAAAAAGTCTTGAATTGGAACTTAAACGCATCAAAGAGAAAGACAGCAGACAAAAAGATGCTTATGAAGATGGTATATATACCAAAGCTGAATATGCCAAGAGAAATGCTAAATTACAGGAACAATTAGCTTTTACAGAAAAGAAACTTGAAGAAGCAAGACAGATAAAATCTTATACTGACATCTATAAAGAGCAGATAGCTAAATATACAAGATGTCTTGATATAATCAGCGATAATAATATAACTGCTGCAACAAAGAATGAATTATTAAAACCTCTTATCAGCAAGATTGTATATTATAACAGTCAACAGTCTAAAGCAGGTCTTGGAAGATATATCAAGAACGAATTTACTCTTGATATCTTTCTTAATGTGTGAACTACCCATCACCTAAAGGTAGTGGGTTTTACGCTCCAGCTTATAAAATAATCATTTCTAACATTGATGTTCTGATGAACTTGCACATAGATGATGGATATGATAATTAAAAAAAGAGAAAGAACCTTTCGACCAATAGAGGATCCGGACAGACTCGATGAAGATGGCGAGGTCATACAATGGAATATAATCGGTTATGAAGAATTTTAAACCAATAAAGCCCCGGCGAGCTGATGCCTACCGGGGCTTATTAAATGGTTTTCCTAGATGATATTAAAAAACACCTGCGTTACCGCAAGTGCTTTCCCACCAGAATACATCTGGTTATCTCTGTATTAGTATCTTACCATGGTTTTTAAAATATTACAATAATTAATATAAGAGAGTCGGATTTCTCCGGCTCTCTTAAGTATGTATCCACAAACACATACTCCAATTAATAGTCATTATACAACAATCGAGTAAAAAATACAATTCCTACAAAAAATTTATATTCTCTTACAATATGCTGATGATGTATTAATCCATCCTGCGCCACTCTTAAGTCTTCCCCATGAACCATTGGTATCTACAATAGTGTATGCCCCCTTATCAGTAATGCATCCAACAATAGAATTATTAACACCTGGTCCTCGTCTGATGTTAAGTGCATCAACAATTACTTTTACCATAAATGTATTATTACCCTCTGACTTTGCATTTGCCATTTCTGACGGTTTTTTATTTACAGTCTGTGAAGTTATCGTCTTATTAACAATGCCCTCTGCTATAGCTTTGCCTATTTTATCAGCTCCAAGTCGGTGATAAACATCTACATCGTTTTTATCATCAACAAAAAAACATTCAATCAATAAAGCTGGTGCTTTTGTCTTTCGCAATACATACAGCGACCTATTGACTTTAACACCTCTGTTACAATATCCAAGTGCTTCGATTTTCTTGCATATTCTGTTAGCAATCGCATTAGTTATATCAAATGGATTGTAGATATATACTTCTGTACCTGTTGTATGTTCATCTCTGTCTGCTGCACCTGCATTAAGGTGTATTGATATATCCAAATCTGCTGTATGACTGTTACACTTAGCAACAATCTGATTTAGATTTGCGTTTTGAGTGCCTGCATTATCAACAGTACAATCATAAACTGTATGACCATCTTCTCTTAAATATTTAATTACAGCATCTTTAATGTGTCTGTCTTCTACTGACTCACTCACATATCCTACTGCTCCACCATTAACATTGTGACCTGCGTGTACATTAATTACCATGTAAACCACCTCACTACTCTTCTTTTGCAATCAGATTCTTTAATGTCTGATGTAGACCTGTACTTGCAAGACCAGAGAACATACCCATTAGAATTATCTCCGGTGATATTCCTCTTTGCGCCCATACATTAAGAACTACACCAAGTACTCCCATTATAAGTGGAATAAACTTATTAACCTTATCATCTGGTACAAAGTTCTTAAGTATGTAGCCTACACATAAGCATATACCTACAATTATTGGACTCATGTAATCTGTTAAAAATGTTATATCCATATTTACCTCTTTTCCCATCAGCAGCAGGACTATTTAAGTCCTACTGTCAATGCTAAATAACTTATTATCACTGCTAAAATTAATTCAAATACTTTCCATGTGAATTTTTTCCACTTGTCAGCATCTTCATTTTCATTAACACCAATCTTCTCAATGAGCTTATCAACTTTCCTTACAAGTTCGTGCATATCTGTGCATAAATCTTTTACAGTTTTATACATAACAGCTTCATTTTTTTCAAGGGAACGAATACGCTCATCATGGTCTTTCTGATTTTCAAGTATTGTCTTTAAGTATTCATCCTCATTCATTGTGCAACCTCCTATTCTATTACTATGCAGTCGCTATAACCATCTGCATATAGAATTGCATCACAATCCTGACGATAATCAGCATAAAACTTAGTCTTTATGAAAAAAGCCTTATACTTCTCCTGTCCTGCTTCAACACCTTTTTCATCACAGGCTTTCATTATTCTCTTTGCCATAAATAAACTCATTATAATCACTCACTTTCTGTCGATTTATCTCCAGCTATTAACAGTAACAATTCTTCCAGAGTGCTTTCAATTTCAGACACATCCGTTTCTGTATCCTTAACTTGCTCACTCAACACTTTTATATTATCAGATGCAATACCTATTTGTACTGCCAACTTATCTATTTTTTGTAAAAAAACAGTAATAATATTGCGTGATGTGGTCTGTTCATAAGCAAGACTTTCAAACTCACTATAATCATTATATGTAGTACTTAATATCTGGTTTTCATATACTTCTATCACTGATAAATTATTATTCTTAAAAAAGTCCTGTACCTTTGTAATATCACTGCTGCTAATAATAATCTTTATTCCTGAAACAGTATAAAGAATATTATCTATTTCAAGTGTTGAATCTCCTGCTTTTATATACTTCATAAGTCTCATCTCCTGTTCATTAAGGACCATTTTACCGACTGTGATAAAATGGTCCTCTTTTGCTTTTATTCAAATGTCTTTATTACATAAGTTACTTTAATATATTTTGTCTGCTCATCATCAGCATTAATATATTCACATTCTATATCCCAGTATTCATTGTCTTTTAAACCTGCAGTCTTGTCTAATGCTTTTATCTGATGTGGATATAACTTTAACATTCCAATCACCTACATAACTGCTAGATGTAGAACCAATACACTTTGACTTTTACTGTGATATCCGTAAATTTTGCTGTTGAATTTAGAATAATCCTCTTCTTATACTGTGTTTCTTTATCCTGTAAGCCTACTGAAATAGGACTCTTAGCAACGGATGTCCAATCTCTGTTTATAATTACTGGTATTGCAGCTAGAATAGTTCCATATACTGGAGCTGTAACATCTTCATATGCAAGACACGCATCATTTGTAATTGCAAGCTCTGTTGTAGTTGCATATATCTTTATCTGTCCACTATCAAGTGATGCTAATTCTGACTCTATCTTATTCATATTGGCTGCATTAACAGGTGTTCCTTCTTCTGTCACAGTACCAGGAGCTGGTATTAGTGTAATTGTTCCACCTGTATTATTCTGTACTGTATATGTACGTGCATTTTCTACTACTCTGTCTTTCCATTCTGTCTTAGTATAACTCATCTGTGCCTCCGCATCCGCCACATCCACAAAGTGGCATTGTTGTTTTGATATTGTTAATAAGTGTCTCTAGTATATCTGCCTGACGTTCCCATCTGTTAGCGTCAGTGTAATCAAATATCATTCTTTCATTCCAATACTTCTTACTAAAGTTTCCTGTTATGTCTGTATGTTTTAAATCTATTTCGATAATATTAAAAGTACTTGTACTAACAAGTGTAGACTCTTCTATTGTAGTCTTATCTACATAATCAAGTGCTGTATATACTCCTGATTCTTTAAACTGTATATATGCCCTATACGCAACATCATTTATACGGTTAAAGCCATCTGCTTCATATATATCATTCTTGGTAAACACCTTATTCATTAGCTTTTCCAACTCCTTCCATACTTCCGCTTAATGTTCCATCATAGTTAAGTGTATGCTTTGTAAGATAGAAGTTCTGTTCACAAAAATCTGTCTCTACAAGTATCTCATCTCCTGTATCAAGATATGGAAAACCTCTGTAATCAAGTTCTGCTGTTATACCATAATCATTAAGCATATATGCAGCAACATCATTAGCAACAGTTTCACTTCGTACAAGTACATTATCAACACTACATTCATTATCATAATTATACTTTCTTACAAGGTATTCTTTGCTGCCAACTTCAACCTTTTTACCTGTAATTACAACATCTGTATCAGCAGTTATATACACATAACATCCATCTGCATAAGCCTTATATTCAGACACATTAATACTTACCTGTGTCGCTGGTGCGCTGTCATATGGAATCCATACTTTATACTTGCCATTCTCATATGTTGCATTCTCAATTCTAGCTTTACCGGAATACAATGTTTCACTCTTGGAACTTACTGTATAACTGTATATATTAACTACACATGATGCATAAGGTGTTGTCTGTGTTATTGTTGGATACTCTTCAAGAATATTATCTGCTGTTATTGAACCATTAAGCGTCTTACTCTCTATCTCTGTATAAAAAGTACCTGCCACACTCTCACCAGCATAATTAATATATCTGTGTCTGTTTACAAGCTCTTTGTGTTTATTAACAATTATCTTTCCTGATGGTTCTATACGATATATGCAGTTGCCAGCCTGTAACATAAGTCTAAACGCTTCTCTTCTCGTACATACAGGAATATAACTGTTAACTGTTATCTTGGATAATTCTGAATCAATCTCATGCTCATATCCACTTAAAAAATTATCAAGCATATCATAAAGTGTTGATGTGCCTATTACACTTTCCCTGTATGGTTCACTATCCCACCATTCAATAATGTTATATGCTGTGAATGTTGCTATCTTATTGCCACTTGTAGACTCTTTTAAGTAATATTTACCCATCTGTACATATTCCACTTCTTCACCTGTCTTAATGCCTATATAAGGTATTACAAGCTGTTTCTGTTTAAGATATTTATATTTTCCTGTTGGATTAAGAAGATTGAACTCTTTATCACTGTCTGAAATCTCAATATCAAGTTCACATGATGGAAGTGATTCATTTTTAAGGTCTATTTCATCAATAAAATTCATTGAATATATCTTATCATCATCATATTGCAATATCTGACCAATAAAAATATTATTAAGCCTTACTCTTCTATATGGTTCAATCTTCGTAATCTTAATTGTAAGTGTTGAAAATGCATCTTCATCTTCAACATAACATTCTGTCGAATTGATATCAGACATTGTATGTATTCTATTATCAAGCATAACTGTTACTTCCTGTACAGGTTCTGCAAAAATAAGAGTAATTCCATTACTTGTATGCTCTGATGTAAATTTTACAACTATATTGAAGTTAATACTTCCATTAGAATCTGACAGGCTCTTACTTATAACACCATATTTATAATTGTCACCATAATAAGCCGGTACTGCCATACTTCCATCAAGTTTTAATCTTCCCTTTTCAGGACTTAACCACATAGGAACTTCTGTTATTCCATCAAATAGCTGCTTAAAATAACTATTCTTTGAACCATCAATAAAACTATCAGAAGTATATGTATATTCTCCTGCATCTTCTGTTATATGTATCTCTATCTTTCCTCTTATGTCTCTTGGTGATGTCACTGACCTTGCAGCATTCTTATAACTCTGTGTTGTCTCTTTCATCTGTGTATACCTCCTAATGCTCTATCAGGTGCAATGGTACATCTGTGTAATATCTCATACTTGGTACATAAGAATAAGGTTTTACTTCTCTGTCTCCCAGATACATTGTAAGTGTCTGTTCCGAATTGCTATCCGGTACAATGAATGTCACTTGTAGATATACTTTCTGTGCTACTGCATCTCTTATTGCCTTATACTGTTCGAATGTCAATTTCTTCCATGTTGCTTCAATTTTATGCACGTTATGGCGAACTATATCCATTACAAAATAACCTCTTGCATTACGTTTTGCCTCTGATGATATGTCATAGTCGCTTATTGTCATCTCTGACGGAGTGGGCAATTCCACTCCGTTTATTCTTAAATACATATATCCCCACTCCCTATACTAATTTTACTTTTAAACCACCTTTTCGGTTGGCTTCTGCTTCAAAATCCTTAATTGTTGCCTGTGCGAACTTCTTACTGTTAAGCATAAGTTCAATATTCAATGGTCCACTCTGACTGTTATTATTCATTCTTGAACTTATCTGTCCTGCAAGATTACCAATCCACTGCGTATTATTCTTAAGTGGCATTACTGCCTCTGTTCCTGCTTCACCTACCATTGCAAGTGTTGCTCTGTTTACGATTCCACCTTCTGCTAGTTTTGGTATCTGCGGAATGCCTATAGGGTCATTTCCCCATAATCCACTAAATGGCTTTGCCCCTAATATTGTTATGTTTCTAATACTATTAAGTGCATCATTGATTTTTTCAAATGGCAGTTTAATCACAGCATTAATTCCATCTATAAGACCATTGACAACTGTTGTAAAGACTCCGACAATGCCTTGTTTGATTCCAACGAATATAGTTCCGCCTGCATTAAATACTGCGAGTACTGCTGACCATGCCGCAGAAAAAGTACCTTTAAACCAAGATGTCACTCCGGAGAATGCTCCTTTTATATCGCTCCATATACCGCTGAAAAACTGTCCTGCTCCGTTCCAAGCGCTCTGCACTGATGTCCATGCACTCGAAAATTTGCTTCCAAACCAAGTGCCTACATTTTTAAAGGTATTTGTTATGCTGTTCCATAAAACTGTAAAAAATCCGGCTATAGCTGTACAGATGTTTGATACAAGGTTTTTTATGCCATTCCATACAGTATTCCAGTTGGTGAAAAGCCAAACTACTTGATCAATCAACCATACTATCGCATCAACAACCAGAGATATTGCCTTTACTACTAGTGCTACCGCATTAAGCACTAGATTTATCAATACTCCTATTACAACTATAAGAGTGTCGACTATTAGGGTTACTATATAGAGGATAACTGTCGCTATAACATCCAGCGCCGGCTTTATGCGGTCATACAGATTCTTGAGCGATGTTCCAAGGTCAGCAAAGGCTTTCTTTAAATTCTTGAGTCCACTTGACTGTATCGAATTAAATACGATTGTAAAGACTTTACCTATCGACTTAATGCATCCGGTGAGCCTGTCGCGGAATCCTTTTGTCGAATCCCATATTCCTTTTATCTTGTCGCCCCAATACTGCTTTATAGCTGTAAGTTTCTTTTTAATGTCGTTCATGCTGTCTGTTACTCCGCTTGTATCCGGTTCTCCAAAACTTAAATCACTTCCAATATCTCCGATACCGGATGTATTCGCTCCTGCGCCCGATGATGAACCACTGTCATTGTCAAGAGTGTGAACTTCATCAAAGCCCTGTAATGACTTCTGTGTCTCTTTTGCACTTTTGTTAGCATCTGACATATTCTGTGCAAGTGTTCCACTTGACTGTGCCGCTTTTGCTGTCTCTGCGCTTATTGTATTACTGTCTCCACCACCAGCATTATTACCAAAAAATACTTCAGTGAATATTTTAAAATAACTTGCAAGTGTTCTTAACTTTGACATTACTATGTTGATTACTTTTAAAACAGGTGCAAAAATATTAATTAATCCCTGTCCTATATTTGCCTTGAACTGGTCAAACTGTAACGCAAGTACTCTTGTTTGGTTCGCCCATGAATCTGCTGTATGTGAGAAGTCTCCTGATGCATCAGATAATTGTCCAAGTACAAATTTATAACGTAATGCTACTTTCTCCTGTTCTGTCATCTCTGATGTTGTCTTATTGTATCCATTAGCAAGAGCGTAATTATCAAGAGCTGTCTGTGTCATTACGACACCCAATTCTTTTAAGCTCTCTGTCTCGCCTGTGAAGACTGATTTAAGTTTTGTAAATGCTTCATCTGTTGAGATATTATGAAATGATGCAACATCACCTGTAAGACCTGTAAGCGTTGTACTCATCTCATACAGCGCATCTCCTGTAAAACCGAATGATTTCGCCATTGCTCCAAGAGTACCAGCATACTTTTTAGCAACTGTTTCAGACAAACCAAACTGCGTTATTGCATTTTCAGCAAAACTGTTAATACGTCCTGACATATTTGCGAATGTTACATCAACAACATTCTGCACTTCTGATAAATCCGAACCAAGTTTAATACAGCTAATTGCGAATTTAGTTATCGCACCTGTTATAAAACCTATTACAGTAAGTTTTATCAGATTAATGCTTGATGCTAACTGTCTGAATGAATCACTCATATTTCTTGTTGTCCGCCTTACTGAATTGCTCATATTATTAAGCTCACTTCTTACCTGTGCAAGAGCCTGCCTAAGTGGCTGTGTTGTCGCATCTATTACTACTCTAAGTGTCTCCAAATCTTCCATTCTACTTGTTCAACTCCTTTCTTCTCTGATTATGCCAGTAAGCAAATTCTTCAAACTGTGCTTTGTGCAGTTCTACCTGTAACTGCTTTTCTTCTTCGCTCTTTTTCTCTGCTTCTTCTTTAAAAAGTTCTGGGAAATATGCTTCAACAGGTCTTATCTCCACGTCATTTGAGAACAATGTTGACAGATAGTTATATATCTGCTGTGCCTGTATATGATTAAAGACAGCGGTCTGCTTAAGTTGCGCTTTCGTCCGCTCCTCTTCTAACTGCTGCCTTTTCAGATAACTATCTATCATATCTGTGACTTCACCAATGGATAACTCCCAAAACAAGTTGGGAGTATATCCGGCATCAAGGAAGTTCACATATAAATCGCTTATATAAGATGTCACATTCGTATAACCTAAATCTGTGTTCTCATTTTTTTTAAGGCTTCCGACATAGTCTGTGCCATCTTTGCTGATAAAAAACCACTTACCACATAGATTTCAAGCACAATGTTGACATAAAAATCAATC